TAATTTTTAACTCTTTCTATTCTAAGGGCAGCCTCAGGAAGTTTATCTACTGGATACGAAGTAATTAAATGATCTTGGCGTCCAAGCATATCTGTCTTACCTTCTTCAGCTTTGAACTCATCACACAGTTTCTGTACTTCTGGTTTATCCCAGATGTAGTACTCAGCAATCGAGCTTAATTTACGTCGACGCTTATCTGCGTCTCCCATCCAGCTCAAGTGCCAACCTGCATCTCGATCCCCCACATAAAAGTTATTTGTGCTCGCACGTAAGGATGAAAGAGTTCCAAACTCTTTGAGTTGTTTCACCGTACTAGCTGTACCACACCGCCAATCAAACTTCTCCCCCGTGGGTGATTCGAGTTGCTTATCAGCTCTGCCATAGTGCATCGACATACTCAAGCGCACAATCTTGTCTGGTTGGTCTAAAACAGCTTGTTTGATTTCATCTAACTTTGCTGGGTTCGCGATCTCGTCGCAGTCAGAACAGATAAAAAAAGTATCCTCAGGAAGTTGAAAAAGGCCCACACTCAAAGCATCCCGCTGTCCTCGCTCTCTGATCCAAGGATCTGGGGCTTCTTCGACCGGAGGTAGTTCGACATGGAGAACTTGGACTTTTTCTTCGGGGATACCAAGCTCTCTAAGAGTATTAACGCAGCTAAATTCTTTAGGTTCGCCCCGGTGCGTACGATTCGCATCAGTAATCAAGAAACCATCCACATGATCGTAAAGCGTTTCAATGCGGAGTTCTAGAAGTTCTTTCTCGTTGAAATACGGAAAGCAATCGATTAACACGTCGAGGACTTCTCAGTAGCAGTATGCTAACTCACTCTTGCGAAGCTGCTACTCCGTTAATCCGCTTCTTAGCTTGTTCTAAAAGATAATTTTTTGTTCTTTCAACATTTTCATCTGCCATCTCATCCATGCCAGTGTCAAACTCTGGGCGACTTCCGTCGTCAGGCATTGTGGGAGGGACTGGTCCTTCGTCAGCTTGATCTAAATCAGCCTGGACTTGACCCCGAAAACGACGAGAAGCTTCATCTTCACGCTGCCTTTGTTGACCAGCAGCGTCTAAAGATCGGTCATAGCGATCAGAAAAAAAATCTGCGTAACCAGTAAAGCTATCCATTAATAGAGAACAATTACGCCTTGGACAGAACCTCCACTAAGTGTAACTGCACCAAAGGGAAGCAGTTCATTACCTTGTAAATTTTCAATTTGAATTAAATCAGTAGCTCCATCATTAAAACCGATATACACGTTGTCGGTTCCAGGTGTCGACTTAGCTTCTGTGTAAAGAGCTCGACATGTAGTAAATGTTTTTTCACCATCTGAAGGAGCCCAGTGGAATCCACTCGCATAAGGCAGATTAGCTTGCTGCCCGTATACAGAACCAAAAGCGCGGATGTCCATTCTCTAAGTCTTTTTGTCAGTCTAACTTACTTAGCTCAATAAGCTTTTTCAAATACCACTCTGCTTTTTTTAAATCCTCAACACCGTTCTTGTGCTGAAAGCGCCAAAGATATTTAAAGCAAGAAAGATGACAAAAGTTTTTGACTGCTTCCTGCCCACCGGCAGCCAACATCGCATCGATGCACTCAATGTCGCCCTGGTTGTAGTGCGTGGGGTGATCGACTTTATCGGAGTTGTGCAAAGATAAAGTCATGTCAGTATGAGAACATGGTTTTCGTGTCAATAATACTTTGATTTTTCGCGAGCGCTGAAGAATATTTTTTATCTAAATGCTCGACTAAGGCGTAGTCAGGTATCACTACAGAATCACCTTCATACGTGACTGGCACAACGCGGCGATGCTCTTGCCACGGTTTCAAGTCTTCAAAAGCAAGACCCATTGAGGCTCGATCCGCGATAGGCCAGTTTCTTTTACCTGTTTTGATGTGACTGTGAATCGGATTGCAGCTCCAGCTTTCGACGTACTTTTCTGCATCCTCCTGATCCAGAATCATCATCCCTGAGTAGGGGTTGCCCAGAGTTGTGAAACCAAAAATATCTTCATCAAAAAGTTTTGGAATGAACTCTGATTTAAACGGTATGTCACCCCATACATATTCTGTAACGCCACCCAGTTTCCATTTTCGATAGTTATCGAAAGGAATCATCTTGTTGCCTAAGCGCTCAACTCGGCAAAAACCAGGCTCTAAATTATGAGCTTTTAGTTCGTCTTTGTGTTTGTACCAATAGTCAAAATGTTTTTTTGTAAACAACATATCGTTCTCTGAGTACATATAAAAGTCATGTGTCTTCTTACGAATTTTTCTTATAAGAGAAGGCTTATGCGCCCAGCAAAGATCGTAGCCCTTGTATTCTTCTCCAGCGACAACGAAACCAACCCGATTGAAATCGGTGTGAGAGGCAACGATTAGAGAAAACTCATCCAGATCTAAACGATGGTCAAAATCGATAAAAATGTCGATTTCTTTTTCAAGCTCTATAGATTCGTACCCTTTAAGAACTTTCAGAGTTGTGTCTATTCGAGCTAAGGGGTTGTGAGCTGTGACTGCGATGTAAATAGATTTCATTAGTATTCAACTGAGAAGTTTCCACGACGTTGAAGGAACGTCATGAGCCAGGTGTAAGCGTCTAGAAGGTCGTCGTGAGATGTTGCACCGACATTAATCAACTGATCGGTCAACGCATCGAATTTGCGGTACTTGTTAAAGATGACTTTTTTATTTTCCAGTAGACCGAGCGTCCCTCTAAAACGAGCAACTTTATCGCCGCGAAAACCTTTAACTTCGTGGATATGCAAGTTTCCCAAACCTCTTTCATTTAGTAACACCCGTCTTAAATCAGCAGCTAGAGACGCTTGGTAAGCTACGGCCTCAACGACAAGAGTGACAGTTGAGTAAGTGGGAAAGTACTGATCACCTTGTAACTCAAGGATCCCCCACTCAACAAGCATGTCGCACAGGAGGTCGATCTTTTCAAGGTTTCCTATAGAACGCACCTGGTGCGCGTCGATAATGTAAAACTTATCTTTCAGACGCCCTCCAAGAACAAAGGCTGTGTAATCAGAAGTTTCATTTTTACTGGCGGATAAATCGATCCCTACAGCCAGCGAGTCGAACTCAGTTTCAACTTCTCCTTTAACGATTAGATCAGGTGATAAAACCAGATCTGACGTCATGACTGGTTGCTGCTGGTACTGGAAAGCAAAAGCGACTGGGTCAAGTTCTTTCTGCTGCTGAAGGTACTCAACTGACCATTGCTCAGGCCAGTAACTCACTGCGTCTCCTTCTGAGTCATAAGTAAGTGCTTCTTGAGAAACTTGTTTCCATCCCTTTGTGGGAGAAAACATAGTTTTATGAATATCTAGAGGGTGGAATCTAGTTCCCAGACAAATAGAACGACCGCCCTCAAACACAATCGGAGCGATAACCGAGGACCAGTTGTTATTCATTTCATCCCTGACAGCAGGGTTTTTAATATCCGCACTGGATTTAATAGGGTCATCCACGATGACCAGGTGAGCACGTTTAGACGTGATACTTCCTCGAAGACCTGCGGCGCGTAGTGTAAATTCTTCGTCGCCCACACGGTCGATACCGGCGTAGTCGAAATCGATTGACCAACCGATGTCGCTCTGCATGCCTGACTTGAGCTTGACCTTCGGAAAAATCTTTTTGAAAGAGGTCGAATCGATAATTTGCTTGATGATTCGACTTTTAGGTATTGCCGTTGCGATGTTGTAAGAACAGTAGATGATCTGCAAAGGCATGCCTTTACTTGTGTGCCTTCCGATAATCCAGGCGGTGAACATATTGAGCACAGTCGACTTAGCACTGCCACGAGGTGCCAAGATATCTAAATTAGGTCCTGCAATATCAAGAAGGTATCTATTGCTTATACCAGTAATTAAATGCTTGTGCCACTCCAGCATGTGGTGCGCTGGAGCCTTATCCATGATTGTGCAAAAGGTCAGGAAATCATCCTGTGCTCTTGCAAATACACTATCTACCGTAGAGTCAGTATCATCAACAGCTTTCTGTGCTCTGAGCTTCAGCGCACGACGGTATGCAAATGTTTCTCTGCTAGGCATTATCGTTTAGTGTTTGTATACTGATAGCGAAATTCTAAACCCGTATGTCGAAGATTCTTTGGTACGGAGATGCTTGTTCTAATACTGGTTTCGCTCGTGTAACTCATAGCATTCTAGATCACCTCAGCAAAGAGCACGAGATAGTTTCTTTTGGCATAAACTACCAAGGAGATCCTCACAGTTATCCCTTTAAGATTTACCCGGCTAGCGCTCATAATCCTCAAGATCGATTTGGAATCGGAAGGATCCAGCAAATTGTTGAGATCGAACGCCCTGACTACATCATCTGCTTAAACGATCTTTGGATTGTTAATCAGGTGTGGGAGCGGGTTCATCTTCTAAAAGATCAATTCAAATTCAAATTTATTGCATACTTTCCTACTGACTCAGAGTGGTATCCAATGCCAATGCTGAGGTATATCGAGCACTGGGATTTTGCAATTACATTTACGCCTGAACAAGCGCAGCGCTTGATGTCGCACGGCATCAAACCCAAGAAACTCGGAGTAATCCCACACGGTTTAGATCAAGGTAAATTCCATGTGATCGAGCGCGACGAAGCTAGAAAACGACTAGGTCTTCCTTTGGACAAGTTTATTGTCTTCAACGGAAACAGAAATCAACCTCGCAAACTGATTGATCAAACGATCAAAGCTTTTGCTGAGTTCGCCAAAGACAAAGAAGATGCTCTTCTCTACCTGAATATGGGCGAGAAAGATCTTGGCTGGGCAATCACAGAACTCTTCGAAACCGAAATGCGTCGAAGAGGAGCCGACCCCACAGCAAAACTGGCTGTTACACCAGGCATCAACTACATGGCTGCCCCGCCTGACGAGCAGCTTAATCTTATTTATAACGCTGTAGACATTGGCATTAACACTGCGAATGGAGAAGGTTGGGGACTTGTCCCATTCGAGCACGCAATGTGCAAAAAACCTCAGATCGTACCGGCTCACACCTCGTGCCAAGACATTTGGAAAGATAAAGGTCTTCTTATCGATGTAGCTGCTTGGGTCACCGACAAAGATCTCGGTGTCGAAAGAGGCATTATCAACTACAAGCACGCAGCTGAACTTATTCAGAAACTTTACGAAGACGAAGAATACCGTAAGAAAGTAGGAGACGACTGCTACCAAGTAACTCAAAATCCCTCTTATAGGTGGGACAAAATCGCCGAAGGTTTCACTAAAGCTATGGAGCTCGCCTGATGTCTCAGCAACAACTTCGATATCAAACCACGCTCAAGTACACCCAAGTACCTGTGAACATCCGTAGCAAGCGTGGCTACCCGACGGTATATCAGCAGGCTGATGACATTGGAGGTAAGTTCTCACGAATTTACTGGGGGCTTCCTGAAAATTCAGTGGCTAACTTCAGTCCCTGTTTAGTAAATCATAAAGGTCACAGGCTTCTTTCATTCAGAAGCCAGCCGCAACCTTTTGTGTTCAGGCATGACAGAAAATACTTCTACTACAACAACACACCAACCGAGATCTACATCGGTGAGTTGACCTCAGAAAATGCTATTTCAGGGGCCAAAAAAATTAGAAACAAGCCGCATAGGCTTAGCTACGAAGATGCAAGGCTTTTCAAAGCACCGGATGACGAATTGTACTTGCAGTTCATTACGAGCTCGTACGCCTCGAAATGGGACAACTCAAAGCACACTATGGTAAACCAGCCAAAAGTGTGCGTTGGTCACCTTGATGAGTTTGGAGAAGTTAACGACTGCATCTACCCTCCTGTAGGCGACAACCTCAAGCCAGGTAAAGCCGAAAAGAACTGGTGTTTCTTCAGCGAAGGAGGAAGACTTCGCCTCTTGTACTCGACCGTTCCGATCTCAATCAGGACACCCGGTGAACCAGACATAGAAATTGACTCGTCAAGTCTTAAAAAGGTCGTCGGCGAATCACCCACTTTCAACTCAACCGCTCCTATAGACATCGGTGACGAGTGGTTAGTGTTTTTTCACTGGAAGTACATGGCTGTAGATACGGCTACACAACGTCCTCACCTTCTATACCACTTGGGGGCTTACACCCTCGATAAAAATTTCACCAGAATCACACGCCAATGCACTGAAGCTCTTTTCAGCGGCTCAACGAACGATGATTTGATCTGGTGGACTGACTGCGTGGGTACTCCAGTCTCAACTCAACCAGCTTGTATTCTTCCTTTCGGTGGAGAGTATGTCGAAGAAGACGATACGATTGAGTTAGCTCTCGGGGTCAACGACAGCTTCATGGGCATCTTCAAATGCCCGCTGGTTAACATCCTCGGACTCCTCGAGACGGTCTAAATAAGCGATAACGAGATCCCTGAGTTCTTTATACCTAATCCACCAATCAGGGATCAAACCAAAATGTGGTAGATAGCTACGGTCATATTCAGTATCTTCAATGAACTGAATAATACGTTCTCTATCTGTCACGATTTTTCTTCGCGTTCAATAGTCGACCATACAACGATAGAAGCTTCATCGATCAGATCTGACATTGTTGGTGAATCTTCAAAGCTATTTACGAGCTCACGTAAACAACGATCCGCACCAGCAAGTAGAAGCCCACGGCGATCAATACCGTCAGTGAGCTGTCGGACCGCTTGGATGTGCGACCGGAGTTCTTTTTGGAGGACACTGATTTTTGTGGCTGCTGTCGCATGATCTAGCATCCCCGTAAGAGTCATTTGCCGGACGTTATCGATATCCATTTTCAGGCTATCGATCTCGATCAGCAGGACTTTGCGTAAATCTTGCTTAGGGTATTTTTCTTGTAGCCACGCTGTTAAATCAGCGATCGAGCCGGTGTAACCAGGACGCAAAAAGCGAGCATATAAATAGCTCTCAATATCACTCGTGCTGTTCTTGACATAGTGCAAGAACGCATCTTTTTGGGTCTTGCCTAGTGTGTCTAACCAAGCCCCGACAGTATTAGTATCAGGTGCTTGAGTTGAAATCATCCGAAATACCGTTGACCAGCCATTGCAATATTAACTGCATTGGCTCTCAAGTCTTTCGTCGCAGCCGTGTTTGCACGAATACGAGCGATGTCACTTTCGGTCTTAGCTTTGTTCAGCGTAAGGTTGCCCACGATGTTCTGATCGCCGAGCTGAAGCTGACCAGCAATTCGTTGAGCACCTTGAGCTAAAGCACTCTGAGCAGCCGCACGAGTCGTAGCTAACGTGCCAAGATTTTTAGCAAACTCCTGAGCAATATTTCCTTTATAATTTTCTTGTAGAGCCTTAATACCTAAATTGGTTTCTGCAAGGCTCTTTGCAAGTTCGTTGTCCCCTGCTCGAGCAGCTGTGGCCGCTTGAGCCATATACTGAGGGCCGAGGAGTGAAACACCAAGACGTGCCTTACCAAGGTCTTCTTGTAGACCAAGACCTTTATTTATAAGTTGGGAAACCTCACTTGCTTGGAGCGCCGTAGCGGTATCACCACGAGTTTTCGCATCAGCGAGCGCTGTAGCCGAACCCTGCTGTAAAGCTTGGGCTAAAAGGGCTTGAGCGTAAGTAGAGCCTTGTAAGGCATTACCAAATTCTGAAGTCGCAAGAGTAAGTGGGTTGTTTGCTGCTGCTGCTGCAGCTCCGTACTGAGCGTAGAAGTCAAGAGGACTGCGTTGATATCCAGTTGCCTGTTGCTGTGTCGAATTGGAAGAAGAGGAACTGCTACCGCCGCCAAAAAATTTATCTCCAAGGAAATTTACTGCAGCGGGAACGGCAAAACTTGCGATTGTTTCAAGAACCATCAGTTCCCCCTCGGTAGCTGGATGTTGGCTCCCTGAACAGGCCCAACAGCCTTATATAACGATGATAACCCACTTGTCGGTCCCATGATTTGACCAACAAGTTCAGCATCCGGGCGGTTAGCTTTGTACGCCACCAGGGTCAAAGCTTTTGCGACTTCAGCTTCGCGAATTGCATTTGCTTGATACCTTGCGATGTTCTCATCAATTTTTCTTTTCTCAACAGCAGTCTGAGCACGCAGTTTTTCAACTTCCAGCTCCTGTGCATCGAGAACTTTTTGAAACTGAATTCTTCGCGCAAGCTCAGCGTCAGCAATACCCTCACCTATGAGTTTGATAGTCTCTAGATAATACTGCTGTGCAGCGCCAGTCCTTTCTGCCGGAGGGGTTGTGACCGGCTCCTCGACAGGAGGCACTTCTAACGAGCTTTCGTTATCTGAGCTAGGTTGCTCTTCATACTCCTGAACAGGAATTGACTGAGCAAGGACGTCAAACTCGGGACCGCCTACCTGTTGTCCAATCTGATACCCATATCCAGGTTGGTTTGCCTGAGGTACGACAGTTTGAGGTTGAGCTTGAGCTAGAAGAATTTCCTCAGGAAAACGATTGATCCTGATCCCAGCACTCGGGTCCATACTCAGGTTTGGAGTACCGAGCTCACTGAAAAGCTGTTGGATGTTTTGGTTAAGCATGATCAGTACTGGTAGTTACCGCGATTAGGACGAGTAGGAGTACCTTGTGGACCAAAGATATTACGATTCTTTAGATAATTATTAATGATATCTACCTGTCGTGCTTCGATTTCTGCTTCTCCTTCCGTTCGCTTGACCTGAGCTTCTCCTTGTTTTTCAGTCTGAATTTCTTGTCGTCTTCGCAGATTGGACTTATCCATCTGCTGGTCGAGCAACTCAACCCGCTCTCTTACAGTTTCATTAGGGTCTTCATACTTAAAATATTCCGTCAGAGGCATGTCTTGCCCCCCTTGCAATTCATCAGGAAGTAAATTAATTAGTTGTTGACCTGCTCTAATAGGGCCAATGAAGACATTAGCAAGTCTACGTCTAACGTTACGATTCATCGCTCTCTGAGCGATTTTTTCTTGAGTTGAGATGTCAGCAGTGAACCTAGCCGGATCTAAAGTTTCACCATCACCAAGAATAATAGGGCCCGAATTAGCCCCACCGCTCATTCTTTCCATGATACCAGGAGCTAAATAAGCACCTGTTCCCAACACACCTGTAGTCAATAAGAAATTTCTAATACCACCTTTTGGTACACTTAAGCCCCCAATTTCGATCATCTCGCGACCGTCTTTGGTTTTTGGCGGTGCCGCAAGATCTTCGAGTTGTGCTTTCTGAATTAAATCAATTTCTCGCTGTTTAATTACAGTTTTTAACTGCGCTGCTTCTTCCGCAGACCTAACTCCGCGAAGCACGTCATCATCAAGTTGTTTGGACAGCTTTTGTAATGCTTCGATGCCCTCTGAAATTAATTTGTTCATTAGCTTCCTGCAGGGTTATCGAAGGATGTGCCGCTTAAGGGCTTTTTCATTTCTAAGTTTAATCCTTTATCGTGAGACATCATGGGAACTTGCGTGGTCTTTTGATCAGCAGAAGGCATCGCTGCTGTTTGTGGAAAATTAGAAGCTAAATAACGACGCATAAACTCCACGGGGTTCTGCACCGGAGCCTCTAACTTGACGTCTCGCTCTTCAAGTTGTTTTTGACTCTGATTCATCAGCTCAGTTGTTGATACTGGACGGAAGGAGGTACAGAATTAGAAGACGGAGCATTCAACATCGAATACCCAGAAGCGTCAGAAGGAGTGTCGTACTCGGCAGGACGCTGAGAAGAAAGCTCTTGCATGTGCATATTTGCTTCATCATCCATCTCATCGAGCATCCTGAGCATCTCCATCACGAGCTCAGGGTCTTGGCACACCTGGTCGAGTAACGCAATCAGATAAGCATCCTGAGAAGGTTGCTCAGGTTCAGTCCGAAGACGTGAAGCAATTTCAGCTTTAAAACGCGGATACTGAGTATCTGGGTAAGTATTCAAAGAGCGAGTCGCCCCGGTGTACATTTCATCTGAATAATCAGGTGACGGCGCACGCATCACCATGAAATCACGAAGCACCTGAGAAACCATGGGTGCCATCATCGCTTGCTCTGCAGCTGAGGTCGGCATGGGCTGACCAAGCAGGCGAGCAGCTAAAGCATAATCAGCCTGAGAAAACACCAGAACCTACTGCAACAGTTAATTCCATTGTACTCTTTATTCCTAAAACGTCGCCAGGAGTGACATTGAGAGTCGTACAGATTTTCTCGAGTACATCTGGCGACGGTATATAACGAGAATCAGAGCATATTTTTCTTGTTGTAGTCGGCGATAAAGCAGCAAGTTTGCTCAGAGCAAAAGAAGAAAGATCCTTTTGATCGAGCAAATCTTGAAGGTTATTAGTCAAATAACCGCTAGCCGTGTACGCCGAGTAAAAAGGCATCAACCGAACTTGAATCCTTCTGAGATGTTGACTAATCCAGTGCCGCTGAAGTGACCAAACGAGGTTAAATCGATTTTAGGAGAATCGATCATTCGCCAAGAAATCATTTCACTCGGGAAACGGATGTCGTCCAAGAACAACCACCGTTGTTTCTTCGGGAAGTCTAGGGTAGATAAAAGAGTTAGAAATTTTTTCTCAAAAACACCGTCTTTAGGACCGTCACACATGATGAAATCTGCGTTACAGAGCATTTTTGCGAACCGGCTAAATACTCCAGGCTCTTTTAAATCTTGAATATGTTGAGTAAGACGTGCTTCAAAATCTTTTTCAGTTAAATAAGTGCAAGGGTTATCTAACCAGTCAGCTACGTCAAAAGTTTCAACCTTATCTTCATCAGGTGAAAAGTCCAACATTGTTCGAGCTGAAAGCCCACAGCTTGTACCAATATCAATCAGGCTTAGCGGCCCGCGAGAACGATCAAGGTTATAGATGAGGCCAGCCAGAATGCGGTAGTGATCGCCAGGAAAAGCATTAGCAGTAAGAGCATCACAATCGATGCGGCACTTAGAAGCCACGCGGACAGCTTCGAGAACATAATCCCAATCGTTAAAGGCTTGAGCTGCGGAATCATCATCAACAGACAAACATGCGCTTCCGAACGAGTGACGTACTTCTTTCATGTTCAAAAACCAAGGTGCTTGCGGCGGACGAAATCTAGGTCATAAGTAGTAAAACTCACCGGCATGTCATCCAAATTAAACGGTGTTTTATAGGTTTCGCCCTCCACATGACCTTGCCAGGCTTCACTCCATTTCATATGCATGTACCGCTTGTTCATCTCGTGCGCTAGATGCACACCTTGCGCGATGGCAGGTTCTGAACGCCAGGTCTGACTTCCGTCTGAGTAATCGTCCTTTTTAGTGCCGTGGTAATAACCGTGCTCGAGGGACAGAACACGTTTGACATCGTCGTGAATAAACCTCATCCCGTAGTCGAGATCCTCGCAGTACCCCGGATAGAGGTTTTCATCAAAGAGACCGTATTTCTTGACCATCCAGTCCTTCAACAAAAAGATGTCCCAGCCACCGTTTTTACCGTGAACGACACCTGTTTCTTCGTCTTGAGCTTTTTCGTTCATTTCTTTAAGGAAACCAGGTTCGTACATAACGTCGTGGTTAGAAATGACCCAGTAAGGCGCTTTTAGAAAAGACTTGATAATCAAGTTCCAGGCACCACTGCACCCCAGGTTTGAAGGCATGTGCACGACATGAACCTTTTTCACAAATTTGTGAGGAGCAGCCGCTAAAAGATCGAGCTCACGGGTGATCTGACCCCTACCGTTGTTATTGAATACTACAAAGTTATCTACAGGATAATCAATGCTATAGAACAACCTCCAAACCCAGTGAGGACAGTTCACAATTGCTGTGCCTAATACAGGAATAGAGTCCAAAATGCACGACCAACTGTTAGTATGCTAACACTGGTATTAGGTGCATGAGTACTTTTTTCTGGACGCCAGGTATCGATTTAATTGTTCCTACCGTCGAAACAAGTTTCTTGATGCACAGGGACGACTCAGGTCTTTGTCAGGCTCATCGAGTCGGAGTTCCCGAAGCATCTCTGATTAACTTTATAAAGCATCACTTACCAGGGGATGGAGTTCTAATTGATTGCGGTGCCCATATGGGCGTCTACAGCATTCTTCTATCTGAATGTTTCGACCAGGTGTTTGCTTTTGAAGCGCAACGTCGCACTTACTTTCAGCTCTGCGGAAATATTTTTATTAATGAAAAAACAAATATCGTGCCTGAAAACTCAGGTGTAACGTCAAACGGCAAGACACATCAACAAAAAACTCTTTATATAGTCAGCGAAGACGGAGGCGGCTCAACGTTTGTAAAACCTAAGGATAAAAAGATTCTCGATGAGCAAAAGGTCAGGATGACTGCCATCGACCACCATCAATACGGTGGGCCGGTACGCATGATTAAGCTAGACATTGAAGGCTACGAGTACGATGCCCTAAAAGGGGCTGAGATGACTATTAAACAATTCAAGCCTCTGATTGTTTTCGAGAGCAACCCAGGTAACGAAAATCAGAGAGATAAGATCTTCGATCTTTTAAAGTCTTACGGATATCAAGTTGGACGAGTTAGTAACTACGAAAATATGTTTATAGCTGCTGTTGACTCTTGAGTGTTCTGTATATAACACCGTGACGTCTAGGATTGAATTTTCTAGGTGTCTTTTTTGGTCTTTGATCCTTTGTTTCATCGCGCCTTACGCTTTTAAACTCTCGGAGATACCTACGGCTACCAGCAGCGTCGATTATGTATTTACCCCCTCTTGGGCCTACATAGACCTGGCGTCCATTCCACTTTTCATTTATAGGAGTGTGGTCTGCGCTCATTTGTCTTTGAGATAAGAGGAGCAGTCGTTAGCGTCGGTAGTCCCGCATTCAGGTATTTCTAAAGAACAATATCCAGAAGCCTTAGCGTAAAAACCGCATGTAAAACACTGGCATTCAGATTTATCTGCATGAATCTCCTCAAGAGTTTCATTGACTGTTTGAGAAGTAAAGATTTTACTCAGTGCCTTAAAGTTTCGGCGGAGTTGTACATATTCCTCGTAGTTTTTTTGATCTAATTCATATCGAGTTTCCCGATGTCCGCAGACATCGCACTTGTAGCGTCTTCGTTGAGCATCTTGTTGTCTACGAGTTTCAATTACACGAAAACGTGTTTGGCCGCAGCCTGGGCATCCTTTCATCTGTTGATACGCAGCTAAACCGCGCATCTGGTCGTCACTGTGTTTCTTTAGCTGAGCAGCCATTTACTCACGATATAAAAGGTGCCCGAGGCGAGACTTGAACTCGCACGACCCTTACAGGTCAGCGGATTTTAAGTCCGATCCGTCTACCGATTCCGGCACTCGGGCGATGGGCAAACTATAAGGGCAAAACAAGCCAAAACAGTCAACACTGTTAGCATACTGATGCTTTCCTTCAAATACCATGCCAGCAGCGTCATTTAAAGAATTGATGGGGCAGCTCAAGGAAGATACGAACATCGAAGTTGCTGCTCCAGACAAGAAAAAACTTGCAGATCACTACAATTTCACCGAAGGCTGGTACGACGCACTCCTAAACAGTGATAAAGCGATCAGAACCAACACTCAGGGTCCTCAAATTCACTTTGACCCCGCAGAAAAGCGTCAGATCGTAGAAATCGGCGTGTATGAAGGTGCTTCTAGCTGTTTCTGGTCTGATTTTTACCTCGATCACGAAGAATCGAGCCTGATTTCGATCGATCCTTTCACTGGGAGCGAAGAACACCTTAAAAATCCGGAAAATTACGCTGGATTATCGCGGTTAGAGCGCACAGCTCGAGAAAATATCGCAAAATCTAAGAATTGCGGCAAAGTTGAGATTATTAAAGGGCTTTCACAACATGTTTTTACTGATCTGGACGCTCGTTTTGGTCGGGAGCCTTGGATTGACGTTCTTTACATCGACGGAGCCCACGACTCAGTCTCTGTGGCAAGAGATGTTGTCCTCTATGTCCCCATGGTCAAGCCAGGAGGCATTGTTTTCTTTGATGACTACGCTCACCCGGATGTAAAACGAGCCGTAGACATGGGTCTGAATGCTTTTGCAAGCTTTGAGTTTGCGATGTTCACCGGCTGGCAACTTGTAGGTAAGGTTTCAGAAGTTGCGAACACCCACGGTGACCCTGCATGACCTTGGACTGATGGTCCTTCTTATGGCTCCCGCGATGATGATGTCCGTTATTCTCCTCTGGACATTCGCAGCCGGGGGCTAGATAAAGCAAAGCTCCGGGTACGGTTGCGTAGCGCC